TCCAATATTTTTTTGTTTCGTCCTACGGGATTAGCCTGCCGCATTGCGGTTTAGCCTTTCTTACCAGCTTATTACGCTTGCCCGTTTAGTAAGGTTGTTTTAACACATAATCACTTATGCGACTCCCAATCCGAGTAATTTAGGAGTATAATAAACGCCAAAATTTAACTTATACTCTTGTTTAAATTCCGCACATTTATCTTTAAATAATTGCTCAATTCTTTTTGCAAGTTTCATTCCCTTTTCTTCTGTATGGTCGCATCCAACAAGAATTTGAAGGGTTTCAGCTAAACCTAATTGACCCACAGCAAGAGTTCCATGCTTAAGGGCAGAACGAATTCCTTCCTCTGGAACGTATCCTTCCATAGTTCCATTTTCATACATAAATTTAGCTGATTCTGGAGATTGAGAGCAAATCCATTCAAATCTTTCAATTAACATATCTTTAGCATCACAAATAGCTTCATCTAATAATTGAAAGAAAAATTCAATACTTTCTGTTTCTACTCCATCTCCTCCGCATGGTTTGTCATCATAATAATGAGCAGCTATCATAGCATATGTAGGCATAATAATAGTTACAGGACAAATATTTCCACGACCATCTTTTAATTGTCCAAAACCATTAATATCATAACCATTGGCGGTTCTACACATTTATTCTGATGTTACCATCAGCACTGACTATATCTTCTACTCTATTGAGTAGCCTTCCGCTTCGACTTGGTGCCTATCTCCAAGCCTACTCCCTTACATTCATCAGGGATAGTCGATACACTTTAATTTACAAATTCTATATGATAATTTTCTATCTGAGGTCTTAAACCTTTTGCAATTTCAGAAATTATTTGTCGTCCAGGAAGATTAGGTTTAATTTCAGTATCTCTTTCTAATTCTCTTAAACTATGAAAATAATATTCTTTATTATTGATTAAATCAATAATTTTTAATTCTCGACCTCTCTTTGGAGTTTTGCCTTTTTGAGTAAAATCATTAGCATAATCTTGATTTTCAAAAGCTATCATCCATTCATCTTTATACAGACATTTTATTTTACCTAAGCATCTGCGAGAAACGAATTGATGATTACTTTCTTTAAAATAATCTCTCATTTCTGCTTGACTTGTAAAATGTAATTCTTCTCCTGTTTTTATACTTTTACATTTTACACCTACTGCTTGAGGATTTTTTCCACCCATTTTGCTTTCACTTATTTTCTTTTTTATTATAATCATTTCTTCTGGTGTTTTGCTTTGATAAGTATTTCCACCACATTTTTCTATTGCATCTGTTTCATTATAACCATCATTCACTAAATTATAATATTGTATCCAATACTGTTCTTTTTTATTTAATTCTTCTTGTGTTTCAGCAGTATCAATAACTTCTGCAATAAAAGCATCTGGTCCATATTGTCTAATAGCTCTAGCGAAATGAGTATCTAAAATATTATGTAAAGCATCATTTTTATGTCTATTAAAGCGTTGCTCTAAAGTTCTTATTGTTTGTCCAATATAAACTTTATTATTCTCTTTATTTGTTATCTTATAAATTATCATATTTAAGTCCTCCTTAAAAATACTTTTATTGTTCTATTATATATAAAATTTTGTAGAACATTATTTTTAAGGTTCGACCAAATTATTTAATAAAATTTGTAAATTCTTAGCACGGTCTCATCCACTTGGGACCTAACCGTTAGCCGCACTAGGCGACACCCGCGGGCGCGGTTCAAAAGGTTTTACATGAGCTGTAGTTTACGCTTACCCATGGTACTGAAATATGTTCTAGGGTCATTTATATCATAACCAGCATTTCCGCTCCAATCTACATTAGCATAATTAGGATATAATCTTTTAGCTGTTGATTTTAAAGCTAATTGATACATATCATAGTTAGGGTCTTCCGGCTTACGATTTACTCCTTTCATACATTGAAATATTCCACAAGGAAAAATAGGAGTTTTATGAAATTTTCCCACTCCTTTAATACTACCTTCAAGTAATGCTTTAATTACCATCCTACCTTCTGGTAATGTACAAGTACCATAGTTGATAGATGTAAAAGGTAATTGCAATAGTTATTAACCACAGGCTTTTTATCCTGTGCTCTGGAGATTTCTCTCATTTTCATCGAATGGTCTTTTCCATTCCAGTGTAGCGTACATCTTCACCTTCGCCATTACGCGGTCAGGGTTGAGCACTCTTGGTGGGATTATATTTATTCACCCACTACGCGTTACGGTGATAGCTAGCCTTTCGCAATCTAACTATTTACCTCGGTATTGCCATGAATTATTTGTAAGAAATTATTATATTTTCGAGATAAAAAACAATTATCTTTATTTTGATAAATGTAGTTACCTATTTTTTCAATATCTTTTTGTGATGCCCAAGTAATTTGCCACAAATTTTCACTTGCATGAATTACTTTTACATCATAAACATTTAAAGTTTTTACAAGATATTCTTTTAATTGATTAACAGTTTTTTCATTGCCACAAAACCCAATTTGATGTGAATTAAATGAAATCCAACCATCTCCATCAATCATGCCTCTAATAAGATGAGGCATCATATCTGTAGATAGAACTGGCATTTCACTAATGGAAGTTTTTTGTGGAACTACTCCATATTTAGCTAAATCGTCTTTCCATTTTTTACTTCTTAATTGAAAAGTTCTTTCGCTATGTTTTTCATCTTCTCTAATACAAATTTTATTTTCATTGCCTGTTTTTTCTTTAAAGATATTTAATATTTCTTCGTCTTTAGAAGATAATGATAATCGAATTGTATTTTCGTTTAAAGAAACATTGCCATCTGTTAACATAAAGCCCAAAAAGTATGCTTTATCACTACTATCAATTTTTTCAAAATAATTTTCATTTAAGTTAATATTTTTATATTTATTATCTCTAGCAATATTATTTTTTTCTAGTATATTACTAATTGTATGAAAAGTTACTTTAAAAGAATCCGCAATAACTTGACAACTCTCTCCATTTTTATATCTTGTTATAACTTCTTGTTCAGGTATAGCATATATTCCACCCTTAGTTCTTTTTGGAATATTATTTCTATTTAATATTGCCATAACTGTTGCACCTGAAATACCGTAAGATGCCCCAGCTTTAGCCATTGATAAACCTGAATTATATAATTTAATAACTTCTTGTTCTATTTCTGGACTTACCTTTTTTGCCATCTTAATACCCTCCATTGTAATGTATTTATTTACATTATTATATCAAAATTTTATTAAGATGTCAAATTATTTTTGTCCAAATAATTTTTAGGGTTTACCGATTTTGCTCAATTTTTTACTAAAGAATTTCTTCTTTAGGGAAACCAATCTGTTAATTTCCACTTCTACTTTGTAGTGTATTACATTTATATTCACATAAGGTCGCTAATCTTATGCAGTTCTCTTATGAACTTCTTTATGTCACCATAAAGATTAGACTATATCTTCACCCTCTTATTAGAGGGGGCTATCATTTCGAGTCGCTTGACTCTACTCCCCGTTTTATAGGGATAGTCGTTAGGCATTTATTGTATCATCATAATATTTTAAATGGTATCCTTTAAGAGTTTTACCTCTACCCTTATTTATTTGATGATACAAATTTAGCACGGGATTGTCTTGTTGCCTTCAAGATTTTCCCCGTTTAGATAGCTATGTTCTTAATATTACTATTAAGTCGCCCTAATTACCTAAGGTTGTGGTACATACCTTCGACTGCTTGCTGGGTTTCTTTGATTGTCATTTCCATAGCATATTGATATACTTTTTTATAATCTCCACTATCATCATTTTTATTTATATAATATCTATAATCATTAATAGGTATATCAGTTATATTTTGATATTCTTCACTATCTTCTAAAAGATAATCTAAATTCCAATTATCTACATCACATAAATATTTCATTCCATCTTTATAATGTTTAAAGAAAGATTTTCTTACATATGGAACCATAGTCCAGTCTAAGTGCGTCGCAGCAACGCCTCCAAACTGCTGCAGGGACTGGAGCTGAAAGATTACAGCTACTAACTGAAAAGCAGTATTAACACTATTTGCTGGGCGTACATCTGTCTGCCGCGTATTAAAACCTTTTGCAAGCAGATCGTCAAATGGAATACTAAGACAATTACCAGTAGTAATACCATTTGGAAGGACAAAACTGTGTGTTTCTTCTACCTGTAAACACCATACTTCTTCTTCATTATCTTCTTCAATATTTACAACAGTCCAATAATATTTATTAGCATCACCAATAAAGGTATATTCTTTAGAAAACCCGCGGGTTGTATAATTTGTTTTTTCACCAGTCTTGTCTTTAATATTAAGAATGAAGTATCCTAATGATGGAGCCTCATCTTCAATGAAACTTGCAATTTGTTCGTCTGTTGTCATTATTGATTTTCTATGTCCTGCTTGTTGTCCATCTGCACAATAAAGACCATCAAATAAAGCTAATTTTTCTCCTCTTGTCATTTTTTCAATGTCTGGAAAAATTTTTCTAAAACCTATAATACTACTAAAAGTTAAATATAAATCTCCATTCTCCATTTCTTTTGTTGAATGTTTCAAATTAGCAAATCTAGGTTCATATTTAATTTTATCTCCGCATAATCTCATACGAACAAATTTTATATTTTCACATTTTTTACCATGCGACCAACGATATGCTTCAGTTCCATCTGCAAGAACAAAACCTAAACACCAATAATATTTTTCATTATCTGTTGCAGTCTCCCAGTTAAAATTTCTAATATGGATAGGAGGTTTATATAGTTTATCTCCTATTTTTAATTGAGTTGTTTCAGAGCCATCTGCTAAAATCCATCTATGATTAGTGGTAAATCTTTCTGTAACAAATCTTTGACCAGCTAAAGAGAAAGTAATTTTATTTAATTTTTGTACACCAAAATTTTTAACAGTAGCAAGATTAAAACTACCATCATGACTTAATACTGAAACTATTGAACCATTTTCATAGTTCTCAAAAGATTGAACTCCAGAATGTTTTGTAATAAATTTAGTTTCTCTTGCGCAGCAGTTATGCATACCAATAGCATAACTATCAAGGTCATGAATATAAATTTCATTATTCATATGTCTAGCTTTTGATTTTTCTGACATACAATTGTCAAGAGCAAACTCTTTCATAAGAACTGAATCAGCTTCGCCTTTTCTACCACCAAAACTATGTTCATCAACATTAGCATTCTGGTTTTGTACGTTACTAGCTTGGAGTTTCTCTTTAATAACATCCATCATATGGTTATTCCATTTTCGAACTTGGTCTCTATCATGTCTATACTCAACATAAGCGGTTGCCACATCTTTTCTTTTACAACTCATAAGCCCATGTTCTACTAAAGTTTGAATATCATCAATAGTAAGCTCATTAGGAATCCCTTCCATATAGCCTTCAATATATTGTGCTATATTTTCAGCTTTTTCTTCTGCATATTGAGTAGTTTCTCCGTCTACTGCAACAAATGCTTTTAAAACTGCTTTTTTGATTTTCTCTGGATTAAATTCTTCACGAACTCCATCTCTTTTAATGATATAGTACATTTCTTATTTACCTCCCTAGATATTATTATTTTAAGGTTTGTAAATATATATAATTTTTATATTTAAACGATTAATCTAAATTGCTAACTTTATTAATTGATACTGTTCTATCTGTTGTAACTATTTTAGTATCATTTACTGGTGGAAAATCATTTAATGTCCATGTTTCTGTGCAAGGGGTTACAACTGGATAAGGTGCCTTTACTGTTTGAATAGTAATAGGTTCTCCACAAAGTTCTTTATATTTTTTTAAATACCAATCAGATTTCTTTAAATCTTCTTCACCATTTTTATCTGCTGCCCTATATCTATACTTCCAAGCATTACATAAACAAAAATACTTAACTGCTTCCATACCAAAAACTAAAATCATTTCATCAATACATTCCATTCCACCTTCACGATTATAATGTTTAGGATGATTTACTTTATCTGCCATTTTATATTCTCCTTTTCTAATTTTAAAAAATCCAAAACCACTTTTAAAATTGGCGGGACGAGCGTTTGCCACCCG